ACGACAGCTTTTAGTTCAGGCGATGGTGTTGCTTTGTTTAGCACAGCGCACCCTCTAGTGAACGGTGGAACGAATTCAAATCGTCCATCTACAGCAGCAGACCTTAACGAGACATCCTTAGAAAATGCAATTATTGATATTGCTGCTTTTACTGATGAGCGTGGTTTGCTAATTGCTGCAAGACCCAGACGTTTAATTGTTCCGCCCGCGTTGATGTTTACAGCAGATCGACTGCTTGAAACTACCCAACGTGTAGCGACAGCAGATAACGATATTAACGCAATACGCAATATGGGAGCGATCCCTGAGGGTTATGCTGTTAATCATTATTTGACTGACAGCAATGCGTTCTTCATTATCACTGATGTTCCTAACGGTATGAAGCATTTCAACCGTACACCATTGGAAACGTCAATGGATGGAGACTTTGATACTGGTAACGTGAGATACAAGTCCAGGGAAAGGTACTCTTTTGGAGTAAGTGACCCACTTGGAATTTACGGATCACCTGGATCAAGCTAACGGATATGGGGGTGCATTGCGCCCCCTTTCTTTCCTGACTAATTGTTCCACATGGAACATTAGACAATAGCCAAGACAGGAGACATACATGGCTAAGACTACTTTTACAGGCCCAGTCCGTTCGGAAAATGGGTTCCAACAGGTTTCTAAAAACTCTACTACTGGTGCGATTACTGTTACCAGTGGTGACAAATTTGCAGTTGAGGCTACCGGAAGTGCCGGTATTGAAGGCACCGCTGCGGTATATGTTACTCAAGTTAACCGCCTAAAGAGTGATGTTGATACCAACGTTAACATTGTTAAATCAACCATTATGATAGACCTTACAGGTTTGCGAGACGGTGGAACTGCTGGTGATATTATCGGTAAAGACGGTGATGGTGTTGCATTTATTGCACAGGTCACTACGGCTAACCAAGGCGTTGTATTCGGTGTGACTATGACTTGTGTAGAAACTCCTGCTGGTGGTGGCACAGACATAGATCTGTATTCTGCTACTGAAGGCACAGGTGTTAATGACACAGCAATCGGTGACTTAACTGAAACTCAGATTATCAATGCAGGTGCTGCTTCCGCAGGTACTATGGTTGCTGGTGGAGACATTGCAGCAAATCAATACTTGTATTTAGTTGGTCAAGGTACAGGTCACGCTGCTTATACGGCAGGTCGTTTCCTGATTGAGATCACTGGCTACGACGTAGCATCGTAGGGAGTAATTTATGGCTGATGCAGTTACATCACAAACTATTGTTGATGGCGGCAAAAACCTTGTATTAAAGATCACCAACATTAGTGACGGCACTGGAGAAACTGACGTTGCTAAAGTTGATGTTTCTGCCTTAGCAAGTGATCCGATCACAGGCAATGCTTGTAGTCGGATTGTTTTGCAAAGGATTTGGTTTAGTAATGTTGGAATGGGTTTTAAGCTTTTTTGGAATGCAGATACCAACGTTTTTATTACTCAAGCTCCAAAGGATTGGACTGATACTTGGGATTTTACCGACAGTAGTATTGTTTTACCTGGTATACCAAATAATGCTGGTACTGGTGTTAATGGTGATTTGTTGCTTACAACTAATGATCATACAAACGGCGATACCTATAGCGTAATTATTTGGGCGTTAAAACACTTTAGCTAGGAGGCATCATGGCGAAGCTAGAAATGTTCGTTAATGGTAACTTTGCTGATGGCGAAGAGGTTTACCAGATCGGATCAAAAAATACAGATGGCACGGGCGAAACAAATGATGGTCAGTATGACATTGTTGTTTATGATCCTATGCGTAAATCAGAGGCAGAGGCTAAGTTAAAGGAGCTTTCTAAAGGTGCTGACAAGTCTTCAGAGAAAGGTGAGGAGAAGAAGGCGGCTAAGAAAGATACAGAGACTAAACCGGCTCCGAGAAAACGAAAAGCTCCAACAAAGTCAAAGTAAGGAATTATAAAATGCCAGATAAAATACTTTCTGCTTTAAGTCCTGCTTATGGGATTGCAACTGGAACAGGCCCATACAGGGATCTATTGGGAACCGTTGGTCGAGGAATATATGATCGTGCCGCTGAAAAGCGTGAAAATAAAAAAAGAAAAGAAGAAAAAAAACTTGAGCTTGATGCTTTAAGAAAAGAAGTTGAAGCTGGGTCGTATAAGCCAAATGCAATGTTTAGAGGGGGCAGGGTAAAGCCTGTCGATGGGTGTGCTGTTAAAGGCAAAACAAAACCTCCGGTTTTTTAAATGGCTACAAGTGAAACATTTGCTTTTAACCTTGATCTTGGAGAGGCTATAGAAGAAGCTTTTGAGAATATTGGTATAGAGCTTAGAACTGGATATGACTACAAAACTGCCAGAAGAAGCATTGATTTGCTAATGCTTGAATGGCAAAACCGTGGTTTAAATTTGTGGACAGTTAAGTTTGGAACCCAAGCTCTTACCGCTGGAACAAGCTCTTATGCTTTGGATGGAAAAATATTTGATATTGTAGAGTCGTTTATTAGGACAGATTCTGGTGAAGTTGATAATCAGTTTGATCAGAATTTAACTAGGGTATCAATTAGTCAGTATTCTCATTTATCAAACAAACTTAGCCAGTCCAAGCCCCTTCAGTACTATGTAGAAAGAACACCCACAGGAATTGTAATAAATCTCTGGCCATCTCCGGACGATCAAAAGACATATACTTTTGGTTATTATTACATGGAAAGGATTGAAGATAGCGGTTCTCCTGCAAGTAATAATATGGATGTTCCAGCAAGATACCTGCCATGTTTAATTTCTGGACTGGCATATCGATTATCAATGAAATATCCAAGTGCAAACGAAAGATCGGTTGTTTTAAAAACAGAATATGAATCGCAATGGGAGCTTGCTTCTAGTGGCGGCAGAGACAAGGCTTCATTATTTATTGCCCCAGGCGGGTATAGGTTTTGAGTTATGCTGCCGGTAAATATGCGTTTGGCTATTGCGATCTTACTGGATTTAGATATCCGCTTAAGGATCTTGTCCCTCAAATAAAAAATGGCAGACCGACTGGCCTTAGGGTTGGGAAAGATGTAGTTAGTCCAGATCAGCCTCAATTGCAGCTAGGGAGGCTTAGGTTGAATGACCCTCAAGCTTTAAGAAATCCTAGACCGGATCAGTCTCTAGATGAGAGTAGAAAACTTTTTGCATTTGATCCCGTTGGCGGGGGAGTCACAGATCTTGGAAGCAGAACTGTTGGTCTTGATATAGAAGCTGAATCTGGAAAAGTAACGGTGACAACAAGCTAATGGCGTGGACATATACAACTTTAAAGACTGCAATTCAAGACTATGTTGAGTCAACGGAAACAACATTTGTTAACAATTTAGCAGTCATTATTAAGCAAGCAGAAGATAGAATACTTAAAAGCATTCAGCTTCCTGACTTTAGAAAAAACGTAACTGGGACAACGACAGACGGTACTCCATATCTTACTATGCCTTCTGATTTTTTAGCGCCTTATTCGTTGGCAGTTGATAATAGCGGTTATGAATTTTTAGTATTTAAAGACGTTAGTTTTATAAGAGAAGCATATCCAGTTTCTACTACAGAAGGCGTTCCTAAATATTATGCGGTTTTTGATGAAACTAGTTTTATTTTAGGGCCAACTCCTAATTCTAATTTATCAGCGGAACTCCACTATTTTTATAAACCAGAGTCTATAACTGCATCTGTTAGTGGGACTAGTTGGCTTGGGACTAATGCAGAAAATACATTGCTTTATGGATCTCTTGTAGAGGCGTATACCTTTTTAAAAGGAGATCCGGATATGATGAATATGTACTCTGCTCGTTATGAAGACTCTTTAGGAAAGCTAAAAGTTCTTGGAGAGGGATATGACACAACCGACAGTTATCGATCTGGAACTGTTAGACAGGCGAGGCGTTAATGATTGAGGTTAGCACTAGCGGGGTAGGTAGTGTCGATGTAGTTACAACTAATAACGCAGGACTTCCAGTTGAGCATTGGGCGGAAAGGGCAACCAATACTATTGTTTCTGTTGGCAGTAATAGTCATCCATTGATCCAGGAACAAGCAGAGGCTTTTAAACAGCAGGTTTTTCATGCAGTTAAGTATTACATGGATGAAGCTGTAAAAAGCAATAAAACTACTTTAATAGCTCAACTGGAGTTGAGTGATCAAAAGGATATGGCCGATATTTTAAGGAGACTATAATGGCGATTACACAAGCTGTAGCTACGAGTTTTAAATCAGAGCTGCTTCAGGGAATTCACAACTTTCATAATGGTTCTGGTGGTGGAACAACTACTACAACAGGCACAGGCAATACATTTAAGATTGCTTTGTATACTAGTAGTGCCACTATGTCAGCATCAACTACAGCTTATGCAACTACCAACGAGGTTTCTGCTACAGGTACAGGTTATACGGCTGGCGGCAATACGTTAACTAATGTAGATCCGACCACATCAGGAACTACAGCACTTACAGATTTTGCTGATACTACCTGGTCTAGCAGCTCAATTACTGCGAGAGGGGCATTAATTTATAATTCCTCAACTACCGCAGGATCAGCCAACAGAGCGGTTGTTGTATTAGATTTTGGTGCAGATAAGACATCAACTAGTGGTGACTTTACAGTTGCGTTTCCTACTCCAGATGCCAGTAACGCAATTATTAGGATCGCGTAAGGCGTAATGTGGCAGATGTCAAAGTTGCATTTGATGGATGGAATTCGTCCTCTCATGGATGGGGTGACGGAACGTGGGGCAATGGATCTGCATTCCCAGCTAGTACAGCGTCTGTCGGCTCTGTCTCGGTCAGCGCGGATGCAAATGTTACGGTTACTGGCAATGCGGCGACAGTCTCTGTCGGCTCGGTATCTGTATCCGCTGATGCGAATGTCTCTCCTGGTGGTAATTCTGTTACTGGAAGCGTTGGCTCGGTTAGTGTCACGGGTACGGCTAATGTATCGCCAACTGGAAACTCGGCTACAGTCTCTCTTGGATCGGTATCAGTCTCTGCCGATGCAAATGTGTCACCAAGTGGCAACGCAGCTACAGTTGGTTTGGGATCGGTTACGGTCACAGGAACAGCCACAGTATCCGCAACAGGAAATGCAGCAACGGTATCGGTTGGAACTATTACGCTTATTACAAGCAATACGGTTCCGGTCAGTAGCACAGAGCTTGTCGCGTCTACGTCAAGCGTTAGCATCAATGGTGACGCAATTGTTGGGGTCACAGGTAATTCAATCACAGTATCCACAACTACGCCGCTTGTCTGGAGTCTTGTCGATGACAGTCAAACGCCAAGCTGGTCGGATACCGGAACAAGTCAAACACCAAACTGGACGGCTATTGACGATAGCCAAACGCCTAATTGGAAAGAGGTAGCCTAATGGCTCGTAAAGTAAAGAAAGTAATTAAAGGATTAGAAAAAGCATCTAAGACTCATAAAAAGCAAGCAGAGACTTTGAAAAAATATTTGTCTTCTATGAATAAACCTAAAGTTAAAACTAAGAAAAGGTAACTTATGGCAACTTACGTTAATGACCTTCGTTTAAAAGAGATCGCCACTGGCGATGAATCTGGAACCTGGGGAACAAGTACAAACACAAATTTGGAGCTAATCGCTGAAAAGTTCGGAGCGGCAAGCGAGGCTCTTTCGGACGCTAGTACCGCGACCATTACGATGCAAGATGGGACTAGTGATGCCTTTCGCTCGATGGCCCTTACCCTTACAGGATCTCTCTCACAGGCTTGTACGGTCACGTTAGCTCCAAATACTCTTTCTAACGTATGGGTAGTTCAAAACTCAGCCGGTGCTACAGTTACATTAACCGCAGGAACAGGCGCAAATGTGGTCATACCAACCGGCGGTATCCGCATGGTAGCTACTGATGGTGCTGGTGCTGGTGCAGCGGTTACTGATGTACTCGATGTATTAGGCGGTACGGGCAATGTAGGGCTTGGTAGCGGTGCATTTGGCACAGGACTTACCACTGGAACAAACAACGTAGCGATTGGTGATTCTTCAGGTGACGCATTAACTAGCGGAAGTAATAATACTTTTGTCGGAGATGGTTCTGGAGGAGCGACAACCACAGCGGCTAATAACACGGCTATTGGCTCTAATTCTTTAGCGGCTAATAGCACCGGAGCAAATAATACAGCACTTGGTCTTTCGGCTTTAGCTGCTAATACCAGCGCAGATAACAATACAGGATTGGGATATGCTGCTCTTACAGCCACCACCACGGGTGCGAACAATGTTGCCATAGGGTCAGAATCCCTAGATGCAAACACCACAGGTGCATCTAATACCGCAGTTGGTAAAGGTGCTTTATCGGCCAATACCACAGGTTCTAATCACACGGCTTTAGGTAAGGATGCCTTGTTAGTATCAACGGCAGGAGGTTACGATACGGCGATTGGCGATGCAGTTCTGAAGGCCAACACGACTGGAAACTACAACACAGGTGTGGGAGCTTCAGCTTTAGCGGCCAACACGACTGCTTCAAACAATACAGCCGTTGGATATGCTGCGCTGCTTTCAAACACCACAGGTAATGAAAGCGTGGCTGTTGGAGCAGAGGCATTAGAGGCTAACACAACTGGAACCGATAATACTGCGGTTGGATATCAAGCACTTGAAGCTAATACCACAGCTATTAACAACACTGGATTAGGTAGAGGGGCATTAAAAGCCAACACCACAGCTTCTAACAACACCGCTGTTGGATATACTGCATTGTTCGCAAACACCACAGGTGAAGTTAATTCGGCATTTGGTTCTCAAGCTTTGTTTACAAACACCACTGGCTTTGGAAACACAGGAATTGGTAGAAATGCTTTATATACCAACAATGGAAACAACAACACGGCTGTTGGACATGAAGCACTGGAATTAAACACCACAGGAGCAAGCAATACTGCTGTGGGTAGGCAGGCTTTAGAGGCTAACACCACGGCTCAAGACAATACTGCGGTTGGAAAAAGTTCTTTAGAGGCCAACACCACGGGTTCATATAACACTGCTTTAGGCTCGACAGCTTTAGATGCTAATACCACTGCTTCATTTAATACTGCCATAGGTTTTGCTGCTCTTGGAGCGAATACCACAGGCGCGTCAAACACAGCGGTGGGACAAGACGCCTTGGTAGCAAACACTACAGCCTCTAACAATACAGCCGTTGGCAAAGAGTCTTTAAAGTCAAACACCACAGGAACAGAAAATGTGGCAGTGGGAGTAACAGCAGGTGGGTCAATAACTACGGGGTCAAATAATGTCCATATCGGGTATGACTCAGGGGCTTCTGCTACAACAAATAATAATAACACTTCGGTAGGCTCGCACACTTTGCAAGACAATACGGGGTCAA